ATGGCCTGTTTATACCCCAAAACGAGTCGATAAGTCATGATTAGTGATGATCAGGTCATAGTTGATTCCCCAACGGCTGAAATAGTCTCAAATCGGCTGGAATCGGTTTTTTTGCCGGTAACAGCTCCACGAATCCACTCACCGCTTAATGATTTGCCATCGCGTGGCTTTGAATTGATTGATTTTGCTGATCAGATCATCCCGGGCGGTTTTATGCCGTGGCAAAAGTGGCTGGCCGAGCACAGTTTGAAAATCAAGCCCGATGGCAGATACCTCCATCCAATTTCGGTTGCGACAGTTGCAAGACAAAATGGCAAAAGTACCTACATGATGGCGCGGATTATGATGGGGCTTTTCCATTGGGATGAATCGTTGCAGGTTTCCACAGCTCACCGGCTTGTCACATCGCTGGAGCAATTTAGAGCCATTGTGCAGATCATCGAGGAAAACGCAGATTTGGCCAATCAGGTCAAGCGGATCCGCTGGCAACATGGTGCCGAGGAAATCCAAACACTCAAAGGCAATCGCTTTATTATCAAAGCTGGTGGATCGGCAGCCCGTGGATTGTCAAAGCCGGAAAGCATCCACATGGATGAGATTCGAGAGCTGCACGACATGGAAACTTTTGCAGCTATGCGGTACACATTGATGGCTGCCAAAAATCCACAGGTCAATTGTTTTAGCTCGGCCGGTGACTCTCATTCGATCGTTTTAAATCAATTGCGCGAAAGAGGATTGGCCGCAGCTAGTGGCGCAGCCGATGATGTGGGCTATTTTGAGTGGTCTGCACCAACTGATGAAATTACGCTGGAAAATGCGGCATTTGCCAATCCGGGTCTTGGCATCACTATTCACCCGGACAACATCCGAGCGGTTTTCAATGATCCACCAGATGTGATTATGACCGAGGTATTGAACAGATGGGTTCAAACAATTTCCAGCGTTGTTGGAGCCAAAGAGTGGCAAGAGTGTGGCGATGAATCAATTGACCTTGATGAGGACAAGCTCACATGGATGGCAATTGACATTTCGCCAGATCGCAAAAATGCTGCATTGGTAGCCGCCCAAAAGCTTGGGTCGGAATCATTTGTCATAAAGCTGTTGCACACATGGGAAAACACAATCCAGCTAGATGATCGAGCAATTGCCAATGATGCTGCCTCATATTGCCGAAAGTACCCAATCGAGTATTTGCTTTATTCACGGCGCACATCCGGAGCCGTTGCATCGCGTATGCAGCCGGCTGGAATTCCGATTCACGACATGGATGCGGATTATCCTCAAGCGTGCGATGAATTATTGGGTGCAATCAATTCCGGGCGTTTGAAACATCGGAATCAATCAAAGCTGACAGAGCAGATTCTTTCAGCTGTTCAATTGCGCAGAGGCGATGGCGGTTGGGTTATTGGAAGGCGTGCCAGCGGCACGGCCGTGGCGGCAGCTGTGGCCGCTGCACTTTGTACACACTTTGCGACACGCCCAGAAACAGAAATCGACATTTTAGTGGGTTGATGCTTGACATTTTGAGAAAATGGGTGCATGGGATTATTTGATCGAAAGCGCACCATTGAAGCCGTGGCAATCGACCGCGGTGCTGATGTAGCTGCACAAATTGGGCCAGCTCCAACGCTGGATGCATTTTTCCCATTTGGTGGAGCCGATTACATTGTAAGTCGCGAGGAAGCAATGTCCGTGCCAGCAATTGCTCGCGCACGCAACATGATTTGCAATTCAATCGCGACAATTCCTTTGATCACACGCGACAAAGATACAGGTGCAATTATTGATCAACCTGTTGTGATTTCTGATCCGGACAAACGGGTGCCAGGAGCAGCATCATGGGTTTGGGCGTGTGAGGATTTACTTTTTACGGGGTTTAGTTATTTTCAGATTATTGATCTATTTGCCGATACGGGCCGCGTGCGCCAAATGTGGCGCGTTGCACCAAATCGTGTTGGCGTTTTCTTAAACTCAATCGGCACTCAAATTGAGTATTACACAGTCGATGGATCGCGTGTGCCAATGTCTGGTGTTGGCTCACTTGTTGTGTTTTATGGCAACGATGAAGGATTACTCAATCGCGCAGGTCGCACAATCCGTGCAGGTGCAGAGCTTGAAAGAGCTGCGGCAATGTACGCAAAAGAGCCGGTGCCATCAATGGTTTTAAAATCAAACGGCACAGCATTGCCAGCTGATCGCATTGCAAAACTTTTGGATGCATGGGGCGCAGCTCGTAGAAATCGCGGCACAGCGTTTCTTAATGCTGATGTTGAATTGACAACAGTTGGATTTTCTCCAGAGCAAATCGGCCTCAATGCCGCACGCGAAATCATTGCAACAGAATTAGCACGAGCCGTGGGAATTCCGGCCTACTTTATTGATGCGCCGACTGGATCATCCATGACCTATGCAAACGCCCAAACGGCGCGTCAAACTTTGTTGGACTTTTCGCTTTTGCCGTTGATGAACAGCATTGCAAGCCGTTTATCAATGCCCGATTTCACGCCATCGACACAGCGCGTAGAATTTGATTTGAAGGCTTATTTGCGCGGATCAGAAAAAGAGCGCGCAGAGATTTACAAGATTTTATTTGACATCGGGGCGATCACCACCGATGAAATCAGACAAATGGAGGACATGATCTCATGAAGCTAACAACACCAATGCACATTACGGCAGCTGATTCAGATTCGCGCACAATCAGCGGTCGCATCGTTGCTTTTAATGAGCACGCAAACGCATCAACCGGAAAGGTTGTATTTGCTCGCGGATCAATCCAGCCACAAGATGTTTTTTTGAACCTTGAGCACGACAACACACGCAGAATTGGCAAGAGCATTGCCATGACTGTAAATGACAAGGAAATGACCGCAACATTTAAGATTGCAAACACAACAGCCGGCACCGATGCACTTACAGAGGCAATGGAAGGCTTACGCGATGGATTTTCAATTGAGTTGGCCGTGGACAATTACGAAATGCAAAAGGATGGCACCATGAAAGTGCTTAATGGGCAGCTCACAGCTGTTGCGCTTGTGACAGAGCCAGCCGTGCGATCAGCTCGCGTGCAAGAAGTTGCCGCATCAGAGGATTCTGAAACTGAAACAGTTACAGAGACAACAAACCCAAATGAAGGAGACAAAGTGGACAACACTACCGAACCAGTCGCTCCTGCCGTTGAACCGGTAGCAGCTCCAGAAGTCGCCGCACCAGTACAGGCATCGCGCCCGGCTTACTACACAGCACCACGATCACCAATTGTGAACAAGGTTTCATACCTTGAGCACTACCTCAAGGCAACAATTTTGCATGATGAGGATTCACGCCAATATGTAAAGGCAGCAGATAACACAACATCAACAGCACCCGGCATGGTTCCAACACCACAAAGCACACAGGTGATCAATGCACTTGCAAATGCTGATCGTGGTTGCATCGATGGCATCAGCCGCGAAACATTGGTTGCCGAAGGCATGACCTTCGAGTTGCCTCGTGTAACCGCTGTGCCCAGCGTTGATGCAATTGCCGAAAATGGCGCAATTACAGACACATCACTTTCAGCAACATTTCTTTCTGTATCTGTTCAGCCTTTCAAAGGCCGCGCAATTTCAACAGTCGAATTGATCGACCGCAGCCGTCCGGAGTACCTTACAGCTCTCTTGCAGAACCTTGAGTTTGCATACGCAAAAGAGACTGATGAGTATGCACTTGCAGCAATGCAAGCGGCAGTCACTACCACGACAGCACAGGCAGCAAATTCAGCAACCGGATTCCTTGGATACACATCTAAGGCAGCCGCAGCTGTTTATGGCGCATCACTTGGTTTTGCTCGCTCATTGATTGTTTCACCAACACAATGGGGAAACATCATGGGATACAACGACAATGGCACACCGCTATACAATGCGGCACAACCTAGCAATCAGGCAGGAAATGTCCGAGGCGATTCTTTGCGCGGTGTAGTTTCACCGGGCTTGAACCTTTATGTTTCACGCTCATTTGGTAATGCTGGCACAACAACAGCCGATGCCGATTCTTCAATGGTAGTTGTCAATCCAGATTCATACACATGGTATGAGTCACCACGCTTTACGCTACGCACCAACATCAACAGCGATGGAACAATTGACATCCTTTATTACGGCTATGGCGCACTCGCTGCAAAGGTGCCAAATGGTGCACAATTCAACAACCTCCCATAAATAACTCACTATCGGTAATGGTCGCTCCCGAACATTACTGACACGAAAGGAACCGAGATGCCAGCAATAGTCACAGCTGCACAGTTGAGAGCCATTCTTGGTGTCTCGGTTTCTTTGTATTCTGATGCGCAGCTGGATTCTTTTATAGATTCCGCTGAGCAAACAGTTTTGCCTTTACTTACGCAATACCAATCATCGGTGACTTTTGCCAATGTGAGTGATTCCGTCATTTATTTCACCACAATGCGGCCAAATTACTTTGTGCCGGGTCAATCTGTTGTTGTTACCGGGGCCGGAGCTTACAGCGCGACTTACACAGTCACCGATGATCGGATTGAGCCTTACACTTTTACAGCTGCAACAGCTGCCGCTGATCGTGACTATCCATTGCCGTTTATTCCAGCGGCAACAGCGACATTAAGCGGTGGATCGGCAGCGGCTTTGTACGCAAACACACCACCGATTGAAAACGCAATTTTGGTTGTAGCGGTTGAGATTTTTCAGAGCATTACAGCTCCCGGCAACCAGATCATGTCAGACAATTTTCAGCCGTCACCATTCGTGCTCGGCCGGAGTCTTAGCAACAGAGTCATTGGCCTCTTAGGCCCGTTTCTTGATGTCGAAACGATGTGCCAATGAGCATCGAATCCGCAATCCGCACACCATTAAAAACAGCACTTTCAGGCATTGCTGCAAATGTGTACAACGGAATTCCCGAGACAATGACATCACCGAGCATTTGTTTAATACCGGATGCACCATATTTGGAAAGCGTTTTGATTGCAAAAGCTCAAACAAGAGTCAAAGTCAATCTCACAGTCACAGGCGTAGTTGCATACATGAACAATGCCGCAGCTTTGGACAATCTTGAACAATTGATGATCAGCATCATTGGCGCAATGCCAGCCGGCTATGAAGTCGGCAATGTCAATCAACCACAACCATTGGAAGTCGGTGCAGGTAAGTACCTCACGGCCGATTTACAAGTAAGCACCTACTACACCAATTAAAGGAGAAAAAAAATGCCAACAACAATCATTACCGGCCGCGATGTGTCATTTACCTTGGACACAAAAAACTATGATGCACAAACAACATCGGCCACGCTTTCATGTGACACGATCATCGAAACCTACCAAACACTCGATGGCCGCGCTTACAAATCGATCGATACACAATGGACTTTCACAATCGAGCTTTTGCAAGATTGGGGCGCACCAGCTGGAGCGGTCGGATCACTATTTGAATCGATGTGGTCAAATGCTGAATCAGCACCAAACACAACAGTTGCGGTCTCTTTCACAGCTGCATCAGGTGCCGTTTTCACTTTCAATGTATTGCCAATTTTCCCAACAGCCGGTGGAGCAGCTCCAGGAGCACTTACCGACACATGGACATTGACAGTCGTTGGAACACCAACAGAAACATTTAGTTAAAAAAAAGAATCGGGAGCAAAAATGAAACTAGCAATTACAATTGAATACACGGCCGGGGAGAGCGCGACCTATACCGCGCTCCCACCGGAGTGGATGAAATGGGAACAAAAGACAGGCAACACCATCCAGCAAGTACAGGACAAGCTGGGCATTGCCGATCTGATGTTTTTGGCATATCACGCAATGAAGCGCGAAGCTGGCGGCAAGCCAGTCAAAGCATTTGATGTGTGGTGTGAAACAGTCACCGACATAAATATGGGAGAGACTGATACCCCAAAAGCTACCAATCCGGAAGCATAAATCGGCTCCTTTGGGAGTTAGCAATATCGACCGGATTGCCACGATCGGAGTTTCAGACAGCTGAGGATGTTTTAACCGCATTTGAGATATTGGAGAAGCGCAATGGCAACTGATGCAATCACTTATGACAAGAGTGATTTGCGCGGCATCATCAAAGCTTTCAAAGCTATGGATGAGCAAGCTGTTGCACAGGCCAAAGGCGTTTCCAATGGATTGGCCACTTATCTGCAATCAAAGATCAAAAGCACGGCTGCTGGCCGGCCGAACAATGCAGCCGCTCGAATTGCTGATGGATCACGGGTAAGCAAGTCATCAAAAATCGGTGAAATTTCATTTGGATTTGTATCTCAAAAATTTAGCGGCGGCGGTACCACTCAGCAGCTTTGGGGCGGATACGAATTTGGATCAAATAAATTTAAGCAATTCCCGGTGTGGTCAGGCAAGCAAGGCCGAGGCTCCCGAGGCTATTTTATTTATCCAACATTGAGAGAAGAACAGCCGCACATAATTGCTCAATGGGAATCAGCGTTTTCTAAGATTTTGAAGGAGTGGTGATGGCTGGTCAATCAAGAACATTAAAACTCTCGATTCTTGGCGATATCGATCAGCTTAAAAAAAGCCTAGACACCGGCAGCAAAGAGGTTCAATCTTTCGGGTCAAAGCTCGGTGATTTTGGCAAAAAAGCCGGATTGGCATTTGCCGCAGCTGGAGCCGCTGCTGCCGTTTATGCTGGCAAATTGGCCGTTGATGGGGTCAAGGCGGCCATTGCAGATGCAGCCGCACAGGAAAGACTGGCATTGACCTTACGCAATGTCACAGGTGCCACCAATGCCCAAATCAAGAGCACAGAGGATTACATCACCAAAACATCATTGGCTTTTGGCGTAACCGATGATGATCTAAGGCCATCGCTGGAGCGTTTGGCGCGTGCCACAGGCGATGTTGAAAAGGCACAAAGATTGCAAGGCTTGGCCATCGATATTGCAGCCGGTAGCGGTAAATCGCTCGAAGCCGTCTCAAATGCTTTGGCAAAGGCTCAAGAAGGCAACACCGCAGCTTTGGGCAAATTGGGTGTTGGCTTAAGTGCTGCAACGCTCAAAACACTTTCGATGGATGAGATCACAAAGAAGCTGGCAGATACTTTTGAAAATCAAGCATCGGTCAAAGCTGAGACATTTCAAGGCAAAATGGATCGGCTCAAGATTGCATTTGATGAAGGCAAAGAAACAGTCGGATCATTTATTCTTGATGCAATTACACCATTGGTCACAATTTTTGTGGACAAGGTGATTCCACAACTTGCAAAAATGGCCGATTCAATTGGCAAGGATTTGGCGGCTCCATTAAACAATGTCAAATCAATTTTGACTGATTTTGTAATTCCAGCATTTAAAGCTTTGTATAGTTATTTGTTTGACTTTGTAATCCCATTTTTTGCCAATGTTTTTGGCCCAGCATTGACAGGCTTACGCAATGCCTTTAATACCATCAGCACAGCAATTTCAAACAATGAAGCAGATTTGCAACCATTGTTCAGCTTATTTAAATCGGTAGCAAGCTTTGTTCGCGATAATTTGGGGCCAGCAATTGGCACAGTTTTGCGCGTGGCTTTCAATGTTGTCGGTGATGCAATTGCCGGAGTTATTACAGGCGTTTCACGATTGATCAATTTCTTTGACAATGTGATTGACAAAATCAAAGAGTTCATCAATTTGGTCAAAAACAATCCTTTGGTTCAAGGCCTTGGCGATATCATTGGCAAAGTCTTTGGTGGCGGTAAAGCTGCCGGTGGCCCGGTATCGGCTGGCACCACATACCTTGTTGGCGAGCGCGGCCCAGAGCTGTTTACGCCATCGGGCAGCGGCAACATTATCCCAAATCATAAAATGGGCGGTGGTGGCGGTGGCATCAGCATCACAGTTAATGGTGCGCTTGATCCGGAAGGCGTAGCACGCCAAATTGTTACAATCCTTAACAATTCGACTTATCGTGGCACGCTAGGTTCTGGAGCTTTTGCATGAGCCTTTGGAATCCCGAATATCAGATTTTGATCAATGGCGTTGATTACAGCTCATCAACCATTGCAAATCTGGGAATTACATCTGGGCGCACATCGATATATGAACAACCCGTGGCCGGATATTGTTCTGTTGAGCTGATCAATTTCGACAATACGGATTATTCTTTTACAGTCGGCACAGATATTTTGATTTCAATCAAGGATTCAACCGGAACATTTGTGAATTTGTTTGGCGGCTTTATTTCAGACCTTGAGATTTCGGTGCAATCGGCCGGTTCGCGCGGTTATGTCACAGCTGCAAGAATCACAGCTTTAGGAGCTTTGGCACGATTGGCGCGAGCAAACTGGGAATTGGCTCTAGCAAAAGATTTTGATGGCGATCAGGTATATGCCATTTTGTCAGATTTGCTGCTCAACAATTGGAACGAAGTTGCACCAGCTTTACAATGGCAGGATTACGATCCGACTACGACATGGGCTGATGCTGAAAATGTAGGTCTTGGCCAAATTGATCAGCCAGGACAATATGAAATGGTCGCACGCGCTGCCGATCCAGTTTCAAGCTACACAATAGCCTCACAAATTGCCGAATCTGGACTCGGTTATATGTACGAGGATTCATCAGGCCGGATCGGGTATGCCGATGCATTGCACAGACAAAACTATTTAGCGGCCAACGGCTACACGACAATTTCAGCAAATACATCAATCGGGGTTGGATTGAAGTCGATCACGCGCTCCGGCGATGTCCGAAATTTCATTACTTTGAATTACAAAAACTCAAAAATCGATGTAAGCGATTTGGCATCTATTTCGCAATACGGCAAATTTGCAGAAATCTTTGACACCAATTTAGAAAATGCAGCTGAGGCTTTGGCCGTTGCCGAAAGGCGTTTGCAGCTCAAAGCCTATCCACGCGCTTTTTTTGACTCGATCGAATTCCCATTGGGATCACCCGAAATCGATGATTCAGATCGCGATGATTTGCTGAACATTTTCATGGGCTTACCGCTGGAAATCACGGATTTGCCGGCAAACATTGTAAACAGCGTTTTTCAAGGCTATGTCGAAGGCTGGACATTCCGCTCGACATATAACGCCTTGTCAATCAGCATCAACGCATCACCAATTGAATTCTCCCAAGTGACACTCCGATGGAATCAAGTGTCTGCTTTGGAGTCTTGGAATACAATCAACCCAACACTTACATGGGAAAACGCGATCGGATCGGTGGCATAAATGGCAACTACAACTCCCAATTTTGGCTGGCCGGTGCCAACGAGCACCGATTTGGTCAAGGATGGCGCAACAGCAATTGAGGCTTTAGGCGATGGCATCGACACATCGATGGTCGATCTTAAAGGCGGTACATCTGGTCAGGTATTGGCCAAAAATTCAAACACGGACATGGATTTTGTGTGGGTTGCACAGGATGATTCCAATGCAATCCAAAATGCGATTGTTGATGCTAAAGGCGATTTGATTGGAGCAACGGCAGCTGACACTCCAGCGAGATTGGCCGTTGGCACAAATGGTCAAGTGCTGACAGCGGACTCAGCTCAAGCTACTGGATTGAAATGGGCAACTCCGGCAGCAGGTGCAATGACTTTAATCCGGCGATCCACTTTTACCAATGTCGCAGGTACGGGCACAACTTTTGACGGAGTTTTTACAACTACTTACAAAACTTTTTTAGTAGTTTTGGAAAGAGTTTTCTCAGTATCAGCACAAACAGACGATTTACAAATGCAATTAAGAACAAATGTACCGGCTACAAAAACAGCGTCCTACTATGGCAATTTGATGACTACACCATACAACTCGGGATCGAGCACTTTTACGCAACAAAGTAACACAGCACAATTTACACTCGCTCTGACAATCGGTGAAGGAAATTATCCAAGTTCTGCCTCAATTACTTTTGCAAGAGTCTCCGATGGTGCTTATCGCTCAGTATGGTACGGACAAGGACAATCCGGAGCAACCGATCAGGCGGTAACAGTTTTTGGCGGTTTTAACGATGATGTGGCAAGTTATGCAGGATTTTTATTGAAAGGTTCGTCAGCAAACATCAGCGGTGAAGTCGCTGTCTATGGATTGGCTATCTAATGAAAACACTTAATGAAATGATCGAAATCATCAGAGCGGAAAACCCAGATGGATTGCGGATAGGAGATGATGAGCGCGGCTACACATCTTTTACTGCTGCTGAATACGAGGCAACAATTCTCGAATGGGCGAATGCTCGCCTAGACAAACAGGCAAGGCAGGCACAGGCAGCAGGAATTATTGAAGCCAAAAAACAAGCCGTAATTAAATTGACTGAATTGGGAATAGATCCAAAAGCATTTGATTTACAGGTGGAACATTTGACGGAAATTGTGCCGGGTGATGAATAATTTCCCACAAGGCACATTGCCGCGTTTAATTCAGGTTGCGCTCGCTGAGGTGGGCACAATCGAAACAGGCAATAATGAGACCAAGTACGGCAAATTTATGAAAGCCGACAAGCTGCCATGGTGTGGATCATTTCTAAATTGGTGTGCTCATCAAGCCGGGGTCAAGGTGCCAAATGTGGTTAGCACAAGAGCCGGTGCCGAGGCATTTAAGAAAAACAAGCAATGGCACACGACACCAAAGATTGGTGACTTTGTTTTTTTTGATTTCATCATTGATGACAAAGAAACAATCAATCACATTGGCTTGGTGATCCGGGCATCGGAAAAACAGATCGTGACCATCGAAGGCAACACATCAGGCGGTTCAGGAAGTCAGCGCAATGGTGGCGAAGTCATGGTCAAATCAAGAGCTTTGGGAGCACGCTCATTTGTTATCGGTTACGGCCGACCAGCTTATGAGCCGTTTGCCGGTGATTTACCGGATCGACCAAAAGGAGAAAAATGATGGAACAAGCAAAAGCAATTGCAGCCTCATGGGCGCGCTCATACATAGCAGCAGCTTTGGCCGTGTACATGGCCGGTGGAGACATCAAGGCGATGGCAATGGGTGGCGTGGCAGCTATCGTGCCCGTCGTTTTGCGCTGGCTAAATCCAGCTGACACAGCTTTCGGATCAACGGGGAAATGATCCCGAAACTACGCGCGGCAGGTTTAGCTTTGATCCTTTCGCTAAGCCTTGCCGGGTGTGGTTATGACGGGTGGGTCAGGTACCCATGCCAAGAGCACGAAAATTGGGAAAACAAAGATTGCCAGAAACCTCAATGCAAGGTGACTGGCACCTGTACAGAGGATTTGATAGGCGATGCCGTCCAAGAGTAAAGAGCGATTAAGTCAAGAGGACATCAAAGCTCGGTTAATGTTTCTCATTGGCTCGGTGTTGGCCATTGTGTTTCTTATTGTCACTTTGGGCATCACTTACGCATTGATCTTTGTTACTCAGCCAATTGGCGCACAAGCTCCCAATGATGCAGCTTTTATCGATTTACTCAAAACCTTGGCAATCTTTCTCACCGGGTCATTGGGTGGAGTTTTGGCATCTAATGGCCTCAAAGATAAAACCACAAAATCAGAATATGAAAAAAGCATTGAAAGGCGTTTAGGCGGTAGCGACACGCCATGATTTGAGCGTGATTCTTGAATTTGTCGCATTTGCCTGTCACTCTCTCTTTTGGGAGCGAAGCACAGTAGTTCCCGAATCGGGAGCAATACAATGAACGAAGCATCAATAGTGATCATGTGTTTGATCGCTGGAGCCTTTTGGGCTGTCATGGCTTATTCGGTAGGTTTTAAGGAAGGCGAGCGACAAGGCTATACAAGAGGCCGAGCCGTAGCACGCCACGCGGTATCAGCTGATCGGAAGGTCAAATAATGGCTTTCCTTGATAATTACGAAGGCAACAAAGAGCGCACAGATCGATGGATTGCGACATTTCCACAAGGTCGGCTTGAAGCACATATTATTGAATTCAATGCCGAAAGAGGCTATGTGTTAGTACAAGCTAAAGCATGGCGCAATCAAGAGGAAACAGAGCCAGCCGGGATTGATTATGCGCACGGCTATTTAGCAGCTTTTAACACCAACATGAAACGCTGGTTTGTTGAGGATACTGTCACCTCAGCTTTGATGAGAGTGATGGCTTTGGTCATGGGCAACACAGAAAAAGCCACAAAAGAAACCATGTATTTGGTCAAGCAATCAAATGATGAAGTGGCCAAAGATTATGATTATTGGACAACAAAGCATGGCGAGGTTCCCAGTTATGCCACAGCTGCAGAAGCTGAGCAATCGGGAATCGCATCATTGGGATCATCGCTGGATAACATTCATGTCAAGCGAATTGATGATGAGCCACAAGCTGCACCAGAGTGCCGCCATGGGTCGATGCGTTGGAATCAAAGCAAGCCCGAAGCACCAAAAGTCTGGGCTGGCTATTTCTGCACACATAAAGACAAAGAAGGTCAATGCACACCTCGTTGGTATGTCTTGCGTTCAACCGGAAAATGGGAGCCACAAGTATGAGCGACTATGTTGAAATCATCTATCCTCAAGAAATGAAAGCACGATTGATGTGCAATGGCGAAATCATTGAGGAATACAAAATCGAGCAATGTGACAAATGCTCACAGCTGAGGCGATTGGATCACTTTGGCTATCAAAAAGGCTATGACAAACAAGACAACATCATTTGGTTTTGTGGTGATTGCCGATGATAGATCGCATTGAGGAAGTGCAATGCATGATTGCAGCGATTCAGCATTGCCATGATCGATCAGCTGATCACAGTTCACGCATTGTCAAAGATATTTCATGGTTTGCCTATGTTGCACAAATGGGCGAATCAATGGCCGCTGAGTATCTTGTGGCCAAGCGATTAGGTTATGAGTACACACCGGGGATCACATGGGATAAGGAAAAGGCTGATGTGGGCGATCACATCGAGGTCAAATGGTCAGCCAATCCAGCCTCCAATTTGTGGATTCAAGAATCAGATCGACATGATCGTGACATTGCCGTACTGGTTACAGGCAGCTCACCAAAGATGCACATTGTTGGCTGGATTCCGGTTGTTGTGGCTAAGAAACCACGCTATCGAAACGCATCACAAAACAATTGGTCGGTGCCACAAATCAATTTACAACCTATCGAGACTTTAGCCAGGAGCAACTATGCACATCCTTCAATTTGATTGTTCGATCTGTTCAAAGCTTTACGGAAAGCCAAAGCAACGCCATGGACTTAAGAAAGGTGCTGAATTAACAGAGCATGAGTGGTTTGCACAATGCATGAGTTGTGGCACATTTGGCATCAAGATCGTTGATGATGCTCGGATCGAGGAGATGTCATTGTGATTAAGTTATCCACAGGCTTTATCCACAGGTGTGCGAAACCTGTTGGAATCGCCCAAGATTACGCTCGGTATTTGACAACGCATATACCATCTACACGAGGTAGCGAGCCGGTGAGCCGGATAGCTCGCAGCCGATGTTTGATGGTTTTGGCCGTGCTATGTCTTGTTGGCACAACACCGGCTAACGCAACAAAAGATGTAAAACAAGCATCAATCAATTCATTGAAGCTATACGCACATTCTCGGATCATTGATTGGCAAGAGATGAAATGCTTTGACACATTGATTACAAAGGAAAGCAATTGGCGTGTGGAAGCAATTAATCCCAATGGCAATCACTTTGGCTTAGGCCAAATGCGAAACACAAAGTATCGAAACCTTGATGGCTATCGCATGATCGATTGGACATTGCGATACATCGATCACAGGTATCAAGGCAAGATATGCAATGGTGCATTGGCTCATTGGCGAAAGCATGGGTGGCATTGATGTCACGCAACTGGACAGGTGGCAGCACAGCTCGATGGCGTAAGATCAGAGAGATGGTGCTCAAGCGTGATGGATGTTGCCAGATATGCGGTCAAACAGAAGGCCAAATGCACATCGATCATGTAATTCCAAAGCGATTGAACGGGAGCGATGAATTGTGGAATTTGAGGCAATTGTGTCAAAAGTGCAATTTGGTCAAAGGTGGTCGTTTTTTTGAAACGGACAAGACAC